TTGAGGGTGGTGTTAATTATACTGCAACACAAAATAAATTAGATGGTGGAATACATTTAAACTCATACTTTTCAGTGCAAAACTGTGAGGATGGATCAAGCTCTTTTAGTTGTGGTACATCACAAGGTGCAAACGATAGTTATAATTTACATGTAAAAATAAAAGATTCAGCAGGTAATACGTTAGCTGAGATGACGACAACAAGATTAAATGATGCAGGTTATTATGGTAATAGCGCAAAATTTCATGACAATTTAGTATGGAATGGTACAGGAGCATCACATTACGAATGGTATTGGGAAGGTCTTGATGGTTCATTAAGCACATCAGAACTTAGAGGACCTAATTTATTAGGTGCAGAATTACTATTAGATTTTCCAATAGATGATCACGAACCATTAACATTGCAAGAAAGAACAGTTATTAACGAAGCATTAAATACTACAGAACTTACAGAAAATGAAATCTATGACATTATATCTGGATTAGAATCTATGATTGAAGAGGAGTTTTTTGCATCAGGTAGTTTAGAAGAAGGTTCTAGATTAGAACTAAGTATTGAAGAAACAGGTTTAACATTTGAAATA